AATAAAAAAATAACCCGAGAAGAAATTGAAAGTCTTTATGACATGTCTCCTTTAGGAAATTTAGAAGTGCGTGTGAAAGAATCCACTCGACGAGACCCTGCTGAAACTTTTGTGCCGGGTAGCACAGGAAGAGATTTATTAGACTTTGATGCTGATCAAGGAAGAGCGAAACATAAAGGTGCGGGAAGAGCTACAATTGATGAAGCGGCGGATGATTATTTTGAAGTCGTTGTTAACGTCCCTCAACTTCCTGGCCAAGAAAAAGCTTTTATTAATTCAAGTCATTTCGAAGAACCCAACGTTTTAGGTTTCACTCGTGTGGGAACATACAAGAACGCTGATGATCAACCCGTGGCCGTGATTCAAGAAATGCAAACCGATATGCTTACCGAAGTTCGAAAAGAACAAGAACGTTTGTCAGCAATGGTCAAAGCTTTAAGAAGATATCGAGATAAGCTAGTCAATGATATTAATACCATGCCTCCTCAAAATACAGGATATTACGAAAATGAATTAAGAATCTTTGATCAGAAATATCCACCCGATCGTTTAGCGGCATTAGAATCAGATAATCTTATTCAACCTTTTCCTAATGTTGTGGCTAAAGATTTGATTCCTGAAAAAACACGTTCTTTAAATCAGATTCAAGAAGACATTAATCAATTAAGCATGGCTAATGTCGAACAATATAGGGACCCTGCTTATAAAACAAAAATCTTTGACTTAGCACAAGAACAACAAAAAATTGTTGATGACTTAATGTCAATGAATAGAAGCTCTAACTACGAAGAAATGTTAAAGGATTTTAAAGTTCCAAACACTACTAACAGAGGTGAATTAGATCGAATTGCTAATACTGATACGTATCTACCGAGTGACTATCAATTAAAACCAGTTCAGTCCTTTCCTCCTATTCCTTTTAACAAGCAAGCAGACTATGTAGACTTGTTAATTAAATCGACCATTAAAGCAGCCAAGCAAAAAGGTATTGATAAAGTAGCCATCATGCCTGCGGATGTCGGACCAAACCCTCGTTGGGGTAAGGACTCGGATGAAGCAAAAAAGAAATTTCAAAACTTGTATGACAAAGTAGGTGTTCAACAGTTAAAAAATATTGCAAAGAAATATGGTGGGAAGTTAGAAGTAGAAAAAATAATTGATTCCAGTAAAGGAACAAAGGGTTTAACCTTTCTTAATAAAAATCCCGATGGTGAATTTCAAATTTTAAAACAAGCGGAAACTAGAAAAGAAATTCCAGACGCTGACAGAGATGAATACTATGATGAACAGATTACTCGTGTTGTAAAAGGTATAACAGAGCCTGGAGATGTAGTTTATTCAAGAGAGATCGCTCCAGGACAAGTCATGGACTACTATGTTGTTGAAGGTCGAGGAGATGCCACAGATGTAGGATATCGTTTTATACCTTTAAAAGAGGGTGAAAATGCTAATGATGCCCTAATTAAAATTGAAGAATATAATCCTAGCGCCGTGGACATGTATACGATATCATTTGATCCTTCTAAACTGGAAGAACCCATGTACTTGTTTAAGAAAAAATCTGGTGGAAGTATTGATAAAGATAGTTTAGTTTCTATAACAGATATATACGGCGAATATGGTAGATAAATTTGATAGCACATCTCGTAACCCGAGTGACATAATTGATGCAAAAGCATTAGGTCCAGGCGGAGACGACCGAATCGATATTGAAGAAGTAGGGACTCAAGTTGATGTTAACCTTTCTCCCGATCAAGTGGAAGACAGTGTTGAGATCATTGAGGACGGTTCCGCAATAGTTGGTGAAGTTGACGTTCCTGTCGCTTCTGGTTTTAATTCTAATTTAGCAGAAATTTTAGACGAAGGATATTTAGGTTCTCTTTCTAATGAATTAATGGAGAAAGTAGAAAATGATAAATCCTCTCGTGAAGATTGGGAACAAGCCTATACCAAAGGTTTAGATTTACTGGGTTTTAAATATGAAGAACGAAGCAGACCTTTTAGAGGTGCTGCAAGTGTTCATCATCCTGTCTTAGCTCAAGCAGTCACTCAGTTTCAAGCAATGGCCTACGTTGAACTTTTACCCAGTGATGGTCCTGTCCGAACACAAGTGGTGGGTGCAGTCAATGAACAATTACAACAGGCCGCTGAACGTGTGAAAGAATATATGAACTATGAGATTACTCATGTCATGGAAGACTACAATCCAGAGATGGACCAATTATTATTTCAATTACCTTTGTCAGGAAGTGCTTTTAAAAAAGTTTACTTTGATGAAAATCAAAATAGAGCTGCATCTAAATTTATTCCTGCTGAAGATGTGATTGTTCCTTACGGTGCATCTGATTTAGATAGCTGTGATCGTATTGCTCAAGTTGTGAAGATGTCCATGAATGATCTTCGCAAAAAACAAGTTTCAGGATTCTATCGAGATATCCCTTTACAACCTTATGATGGCGACGATGTTTCTGATGTCCAAGAAAAAATGGATCGCATTGAAGGAACTAATCCAACGGACTACCGCATGGACGATATGGCTGAGTTATTAGAAATGCATGTGGATTTAGATTTAGAGGGTTTTGAAGATATTAATCCAAGAAATGGTGAGCCTAGCGGAATTAAATTACCTTACGTTGTCACAGTCGATAAAGCATCAAACAAAGTTTTATCTATCTACCGAAACTATAATGAAGGTGATCCTTTAAAAAGAAAGAATGATTATTTTGTACATTACAAGTTTTTACCAGGATTAGGTTTTTACGGTTTTGGTTTAATTCACATGATTGGTGGATTAACCAGAACAGCTACCTCTGCTTTACGTCAGCTTTTAGATGCGGGTACCCTAGCAAACTTACCTGCTGGTTTTAAATCTCGTGGCTTTAGAATTCGTGATGAAGCTGAGCCTTTACAACCAGGAGAGTTTAGAGATGTCGATGCCCCCAATGGCGTAATTCGTGAAGCATTAATGCCTCTACCTTACAAAGGACCTGATGCTGTTCTCATGCAACTTTTAGGTTTTTGTGTGGATGCTGCCAAGCAATTTGCAACAGTGGCCGATATGCAATTATCAGAAATAGGTAGTTCACAAACTCCTGTTGGTACAACCATGGCTCTCATGGAACGTGGTACCAAAGTGATGTCGGCTGTTCACAAAAGATTACACTATGCCCAGAAAAAAGAATTCGAATTACTAGCTAAGATTTTCAAGATGGCATTGCCCCCTGTTTATCCTTTTAATGTTCAAGGTGGTCCAAGACAAATCAAAGCAATCGACTTTGATGATAACATTGACATCTTACCAGTATCCGATCCAAACATTTTCTCTATGTCACAAAGAGTGACGTTGGCACAAAATCAATTACAACTTGCTCAAAGCAATCCTCAAATGCACAATTTACGTGAAGCCTATCGAAGAATGTATATTGCGTTAGGTGTTAAAGATATCGAACAGATACTTCCTCTTCCTCAACCCCCTCAACCTCAAGATCCAGCAATGGAACACAGTGTTGTTTTACGAGGAGCCCCTTTACAAGCATTCCCACAACAAAATCATGAGCTACATATTAAAGCACATCGAACTTTTATGACCTCAGCTTTAGTCAAAGCTAACCCTATGGCAGTGATGAATTTAGTATCACACATCAATCAGCACGTTTCTTTACTGGCAACTCAAACTGTTGACCAAGCAATGGTAGAAGAAGCAGAAAAATTACGTCAACAATTTGGTGAACAGATACCGCCAGAAGCTTTACAAGCACTACAAATGCAAAGAGCTACAGCCATTGACAATGAAATTGTAAAAATTACCGAACAAATGGTAATTGAAGAGCAAGAATCAATGCAAGATCAAAATATGGACCCTCTTGTAATGCTAAAACAACAAGAATTAGCACTAAGACAAGCAGAAGCTCAGATGGATGCGCAGTTTGATGCACAAAATGCTGCTCTCAAAGAGGCTCAATTTGGTTATAAGCAAACTTTAGACTCACAAAAACTAAAAAAAGACTACGATTTAGCTGAATTAAGGGCAAATGTTGCTCGGGAAAGAAATAATGCCTCTAACCGACAAGGGTAAAAAGATAAAAAAGTCAATGTCAAAGACTTATGGAAAAAAATTAGGCAAAAAAGTGTTTTATGCTAGTATAAATAAGGGAAAAATTAAAGGAGCAGAGAAAAAATGATTTGGTCTTTACTTGGAACTGTCGCTAAAGGTGCTGTTGATGTTATCAAG